TGGAAACATAAAGTTACTAGGAAATATTAACATATCTCCAGCTCCAAAGTCAATCTTTTTATTTCTTAGAATAAACTCACCGCCTCTAAAATCATCATTTAATAGTATTAACACACTTAAGATCGGTATACCTTTTTTGTTACCGTCAAATATACTGTGAATATGATCGACATGTTCGGCCATTTGCTTGCCTACTGTATATTTGTTAAATCTTATCGGGGTACAATGATTTACCGCTTTCTTTACATTAGACACTGTGTTAAGATACTCATTGGCTGTTTTCATTATTAAGGCATTAACAAATTTATGATCGGAATGGTTTGTGAAAGCTATTGCAAGTTCTTTTGATCCTGATAGTTTTACAGGATTCTTACCTTCGCTATCTAAAAATTTATGATCTTCATAATCATAGCTTGCACTATCACTTAGTAGTTTGCTGCATACCTTTTTATGCAAAACATTCTTATAGACTTTTACATAATCTAAAACTTTTTCCATACTCACATACACAAGTCATCATAAAGCAAAGCATACTTTCTATGCTTACTTGTATCACCAGAAAAGACTTTCCAAAAAATTCTAAACATTACGTTTCCTTATTTGATTAAAAAAGGGCAAGCTCTCACTTACCCTTTAAATATACACTATTTAGTGCAGTAAGTCAACTATTAAAGTTGATCAAGTGCGTCGTACATAGCATCTTGTTCTGCGTCGCCGCCTGGAATAAGTCCGTCATTTACAAGTGGACCATCTGGAGCAGCTTGGAATACAAACTCCTCAGCGTATTCAGCAATACCTTCTACTACACCAATATGATTAGTTTTGACGTAGAAGAACAGTGAACGAGATACCGGATAGTCCGCAGAAGCAATGTTTTCAAAGGTTGGTTCGAAACCGTTAACTACTGCGCCTTTAACACGGTCTTGGTTGTTCTGCAGGAAGGAGAATCCAAAAATTCCTACTGCATTTACATCGTTGTCAAGTTGGTCAATAATAAGACTATCATTTTCACCAGACTCAACATATGCGCCATCTTCGCGGATCTCGATAGACTTATAAGTTGCCTTATCGAAGCCCATGTCCTTAAATGCTTTGTGAATTACTAATTCTTCAAAAGCATCACGAGTACCGGAAGAAGTTGGAGGGCCGAGCACGTAAATCGGAGTGTTCGGAAGAGCTGCGTCAACATCGGACCATGTTTCAGCAGTGTTTTCTACTAGGTTACCATTTGCGTCTGGAACTTGTGCTGCTACTGCTAGAGCAATTTGCTCTACAGTTACATCAAAGTCTACACCAGCAAGACTATTAGCCATAACAATACCGTCATATCCTACCATGAACTCAACAAAGTCTACACCGTTATCAGCACAAGTTTCTGCTTCGGAAGACTTCATCGCACGAGATGCGTTAGTAACGTCAGGAGTGTTAAGACCAGTACCAGCACAGAACAGCTTCATGCCGCCGCCGGAGCCAGTAGACTCAATAACAGGAGTATTGAAGTCAGAGTTTTCACCAAACGATTCTGCTACAGCAGAAGCAAATGGGTATACAGTAGAAGAGCCAACAATTGAAATAGTGCTAGCTCGGTTAGCGTGTGCAACACCTGCGGCGATTAAACTCACAAGCGCTACAACGCTAGTAATAAATGCTCTCATTTTTTTCTCCTTTAAAAGAACATTAAGTAAACAGGCCGTGTATAGCAATTACGATACCCACGCTTGCTGCGAGACCAATCATCATTTTGAAGAAGTCTTTACCGACCAATGGGAACACTGAACGGAATTTACGCTTTTGCGTAAATGTAGCAATCGCAAGTTCGCGACCTGTCAGAAGACCAATAAACACCCAAGTAGTGCTCATTGGAATATCGTTCAATTCTTTGAAGAACCAAAGAATTATAAAATAGAATAAGTCAATGATAGTAGCAGAACGTACATAACGAGTATTATGTTTTTCTAACACAACAGTCTGTATTTTACCGCCACGCTCTCTAAACATCCAAAATAATCCGCCTACAAAAATGACAGAAATTGCGACCATCATTTCTACAGGTATTTCCCTAGGTAAGAACACAGCAATGTTTGCCATATCATGACTCAACCATGTATACCATAAAAAGCCTGTAGTAATCCATTGTCCAACTACCCAGTACTTTCTGTGTTCTGGTTTAACAGGGTTTGATTCATCTAGTAATTTACTAATAATAAACCAAATACCGTAAGCTGACACAGCAGCAATTGCATAACCCATAATTGATTTCATTAGCATCTTTTCCAACACAAAGGTTGAAGCAAAAGCTGACAATACTAAGAATGATGTAGATACCGGAACACCGAGTCTAGTCAGTACAAGTAGTACTGCTGGAGCTAGTGCGTGATACCATTGTATTTCCTGAAAAGGAATTTTGTTTAGACGACCATAGGAGATATCGCCGCCGTTAACATACCATCCATACCAGATAGTAAAAAGGAGCACTGCTGAAGCAGCACCCCACATAATATACCGATTTGTTTTTTCGTTTGAAGCAATCCATGTACCGAGAGTCTGAACAGAATCATTGGCAATCACAGAATAAGATGCTAGTAGGAAACCCACTACCATCCATATAGATAAGTAGTCCATTTTTTTACCTTTCGTTTGCAGGCTTTACCCCTGCGCTTACTAATTGGTTATGCAAATCTATTTAGTAATAGATATAAAATAAGGCGTAAAAACGCCTTACATTAGAACCAAAATTTTTCTGCCTTTTTTATCTTCTTCAAAACGTCCATAATAGCCTAAGCTATCTTTATCGTCCATTTGATCAAGAGACTCTAGCAGCATTTTCTTTCTCAGTCGGGCTGGTACATTTACAGCAGCATTAAGACTCACTTTACCATAGACCATATCTGCATTCTTAACCAGTTTTTTAAATTCTTTTAAACTGTATCTATTCATGTTACTGGTATATTCTCTCCGCCTACTGTGGTTACCTTGGTAACATTTGCATAACGAAAGCTACGCCATGCAGATTGATTTGTATCCCAAACTACAAGAGTATCACCTTCACGTTCTTCTGTGAGTTTTTCAACAACGTCTTCGGGCAGTCGAGTTTTGTCAAGTGTGCAGTTCATTACACGTTCGTCACCATTAATCTTGTTAAAAGTTACGATCAATTCATTGTGGCGCAAAAAGGTTAATAGTGATTGTTTAGTTGGTATTGTCATTAAAAAGGTACTCCCAATATTTTTCAAAAATTGCATAGGTGCAAACTGCATTTACAACTACACCTACTAAACCCATAAGCAAGAAAAGCAAAGGTGTAACAACAAATAAACTTAGTAATGCAACAATGCCTAGTTGTTTTCTAATACTCATTTTGCTTTTTCAATCCTTGTGGAAATCTTTACTCCGTCTTCAAAATGAGTTGCATTAACAACACTTGTTGAGATATCTACTTCGCCTTCAAAGTAAGCATCCCAAAAAAGTTTAGAAGCAGCCTTGCCGTAACTATCCCATTGTTTGATAATATGATTATTAGACGGAGCTGCTAATTTTCTCCAAGCAAAATCTGCAATACGTTGTTTTAGGTCAATTTCCATATACTCTGCTTCGTCGTCAAACAACCAAAGTTTGGGATCTTCTGTTTTAATATCAATCATCGTGTTGTCCTTACATTGTAGTGTTTTGGGCCTTCACTGGTAAAATCTAGTCCAGCCATTTTGCCTTGGTAATGTTCAAACTTGGGGTTCCATGTAAGCGTAATTTTATTGCCTGCAATTGCAACCGTAAGATGTCTATGTAAATTGAAGTCTAATACTTCGGCTTGCTGTGTTCGGTCTGTATCTATGCAATACAATTCGCATAAGTTTTCATGTTTTACACTCATTTAACACCTCTTCAATTGCTTGATCAACTTTTGTAACGCTTACTGGCTGTTGAAACAAACCAATTACAATTTCTTTTAAACTTTGTTTATTATAGTACAACGTAGGATAATTGTCAAGCACATCTTTAACTGCTAGTTTAACGACGTTTTTCATTCCTAATCCTTTTTACAAACATACTATAAGCATCTATAAGCCAAACTATT